CCACCCTCTCATATTGATAGTGGTATAGTGCCTAGCCCAGTATACAAAAGAAGTAAAGAAGTCAGAATGTGTATTCAGTTTCTTTACTAGTTTATTTTCCCTCATAGTAGCAGGGCCGTCTATAGAATATTTCTGTTTGATTTTTCTGATGCCTAATACTGCTAAACCTCTGTAAAGTTTTACGTCCTTACCCTCAAGTATAAAGTCTGCCATAACATCTCCATAAGCCTCTAGAACTTGTTTGTGTTCTTTATAGCTTATAGGATTACTTATGTTCTTTTTATAATGTGCATAAGTGTCTAATAGACTAACTTGGTTCTTCTTGTACTTGGGCATTTCCTAGATTCTTTAATGCGTTTATAAGCTCTTGTTGTTGATTACCTTTGTTTCGAGCGGCATTTATACTAGAAATTGCAGTGTCTCCCCATGACATATCTGATGACATTGCTATCTGATAAATAGTAGGAAGATCCTTTAGGGATACTGGATATTCGAAATCAAAAGGCTTTAGCTTTGTAACTTCGTTCTGTGCTATAGCTATATCGATAGGTCTAGCAAATACTCCTCGAATACGTATTCTATTTTGTCCTCCTGTACTTGGTAAGTTAAAGAAGTACATTGTATTTTCTACAAGTAACCACTTAGGGGAGTTAGCAGTGTACTTACGGTAGAAAGCAGTTCTTAGTTGGGAAAAAGAAATTTGAGTGTATGAAAGACTACCATCAGTTGGGCCTACTGTAAAAATAGACAGCTTATCTCTAGAAGATAAAGGCAAAGCTATATCAGCGGAGTACACCGACTTCTTAGTTACTTTACCTAGATCGGTAGTTCTTTTAGGGGTTACATCTAGAAGTTGTGACATTTGCACTAAGTTACCTGATGCAGTCATTTGTTGAGAGGCTAGAGTAGCTCTAGCTTCATCAATCATAAACATGAGGTGCTGGTCAGTAGCATCTTGAATAGAGCTCCCAGCTTTCTGTAAATTATCCCTAAGATTGTAAATTACCTCTATTGCTTTCATAACTATAAATATAAGAAAAAAGCCCGACATAGAGCCGGGCTTTTATTATTGTACTTGTTTAAAGCTTATTGAGTGATCACTGCACCAGAACCTAAAACGGTTTCTAAGTCAGTTGCTAGCACTGCTGTAGTCGCCTCAGTAGAAGCGATAACGCATCCTACAGGGAAATTCATAGTGTCTTGCAAGTCACCTTCAGAAGGCAAGTCAGCACTTAAGATCAAGTAATCATAAGTAGCACCATCTTGTGCTTGATACTTGTACTTTTTAGTGTCGTTCCACATTCTACGATCAGAGAAACCTAAACGACCCATGTGCTGATCTTCCATCCACTTAACGTGAGATTCAGTTCCGTTCGCCATGATTGGAGTAACAGATTGATCAACTAGAGTGTACTCTCCCTTATCGTAAGAAGAACCTTGAGAGAAAGAATCTTCATAAACAACTCCACCTTTGATTACTTTAGCAGTAGCTGCTAATTCAAAGATAAGTTGCTCTGGACGATCGATCTCGTTGTACTCTTTTGCAGACTCCATCTCTTTTGCTGTAAAAGTGATTGTGTCTCCAGAAATAGCAGCAGTAAAATAAACCATTTTATCAGAGTCAGCTGCAATAGCCGCGTCTAATCCAGCTTTGATCTTAGCCGCGAAATCTGAAGCAGAACCTGCTGCATCAGCATCATCGATTGGTACAGACCAAGTAAAGGCTTTGATTTGATTTGGAACGATAGATAAGTTTTGGTGATAGATAACTTTAAATACTACCGCTAAACCTACAGCATCAGTACCAGGTACTGAAGTAACTTGTAAAGTCCCTTTTTGTTGTCTTCCCGCTGAGTACTCTCTACGGAATACTTTTAAACTTGCTTTAGGGAATGGTCCAGCAATGATTTGACCTGCTGATCCTCCTTTAACAACGCCTATTAGTTTAGTAGCTGCGGTTACTGAGGAATCGCTAGGAGCGTCCCAGTCAAAGATAGCTACTTTACCGTCTGCTACAGAATGGATATCTAGATCATCTGTAGTAGCAACGTTCGCTACTCCTTGGCCTACTAACATTTTAGATACATAATTTCTCATGTTAATACGATTTTAATTAATTATTTATTTAACTTTTAGAAACTGTTGGCTGTGTTGATAATCTCCTTGATTCTAGGTTCTCCAGAATTAGAGTGGTAGTCTCACTTTCTAGCTCATCCTCGAATGGAAATTCTATAATAGAACTTGTAGTAAGCTCATCAGGTTTCTTTAAATATTCCACCTTGATTTTCTCACATACAAACTCCTCATTGCTGATAGGAAATACAATATTATTTTCTACCAACTCATACGCAGGGTTGTCTGGAAATGACTTAGACCACGGATCTGTCAACTTACTAACAGAGGTTCTAGTAGTCAAGTACCTTGCGGGTACCCATCCTGACTCCTGATCTACCTTAACGAAAACCTCCATATCCTTGATAAGGAGGAAATCGCTTGGTATGGCTACTTTATTCTCTACAAGAAGGACCTCCGGGGTTACCGCGTCCACACTTGCTAAATATAAAGCAATTCCTTCTGGCGGGGTCTTAGCGTCAATCTGCCCTCTGTACAATCGTACAGTAAGTTTCTTGAGTGCATCAGAACCAAAGAACAGTATCTCCTCTGGGAGGATGTCTGAGTATGAATTAGAATCTAATCTATTCAATCTTACTTTAACTCTTGCTACAAATTCTGACCCTGTCATGTATTACTTTTTAGTTGTTGTCTTTTTAACTCCGGACAACGCTTCTTTAATAAGCTCCATGTCTCCTGACAATTTAGCTTTCAATATAGTTTCTAGAGGCTTGTTCTTAGAAACAGCGATAGCTGCTAATGGAATTGTCATTCCTACCTCAACTTCCCCATGCTTAACAACACCATCTTCTAGGTGAAGAACTCCTCCGTCTAAACATCTTCTAATTAAAGCTTTGTGTTTAAGGGCTGGATCATCAGCAATGGTTAAGAACTTCTTAGCATCAGATGCAATCTGCTCGTTGATCTTAGTCTCTATGGTACTAATCTTAGTAGTGCTTACTACCATACCGTAGATAGATAAAATCTCAGCTTTAGTCTCAGCATCCAAATCGTCTGCTAATCTATAAGCCTTACGCAAATATCCTCCTTCTTTAGCCGCTAAGCTAGCTTCTTCTTCATCAGAGTAAAGAACAAATTCGTGCTTTGCACTAGAACCTGCATCCTTTAATCCAATTGCAACGTTAGACTGAGCTCTTAAGAATAGGTACTTTAACAAGTCCTGGTCATCATTAAGTTCTAGTCTCAGCTCGTCAGAGCCTATTCTAATTTGGTAAGTTCCCCAGAACGGTGACGATCTTTGCAGTGTCCCTGGTTCCATTTGTAGGATCTTTTCCATTTGTGGTCTAGTACCTTCAACTTTCGCACCTTCCAGTGTTTCATGAGGTTCTACTAAACCGGTTACAGGCAACCCTCTTTTACCTAGACTTGGGCCTAGTAGAGTGTGTGCTCCGTTGTACTTTTTTAGTTTGATCAGCGGATCTACACGTAGCAACTTTAATGCTACTGTTTGTGATCTGTCAATATCACTTAGTGAATTAATTACTCTTTCCATGTGTTGTTGTCTTTAAAGGTTTTTGTGTTGTATTAGGGGTCCTTTTACAGACCCCTACAACACAAGATATAAGCATTAAGTTCTGACACAAACTTAATATTTTAGTTCAATCTCATAATGATCTCACCACAAGAAGTTGGATCCTGCATTTGGATTCCTACCTCACACAAGAAGTGTACTTCGTACCCATCAAGTCCAGATGATCTCATTGCGCTAAGAGAATTCGTTACAGTTCCAAAAGGATCTACAGAACCTGCTACATACCACATAGCGTTCTCAGAATTTTTCTTAGCTACCTTACGGATGTTTGCCGTTCCACGAACAGTACCGAAGTTACAGATAGTGAATCTATAAGATTCGATAGGCTTACCTGAAGTTGGGTGCAATGTTCTGTTACGTACGATATCATCGTAAGGGTTGAATTCTTTTACAGTAAGTGAAATACCATTCAAGAATTCTACTTTTTTGTAGTGACCTGTTAAAGTCAAACTGTCTCCAGTTCCAGTGATGAATGTACCAGCGTCAGTAACAGTAATTCCAAGAGCTTTTTGTTTCTCAAGAACTGCGTTGTTAAATTCGCGAATACCCATCTTTCCTGTAAGAGCCACAAAATTGTGATCTCCACCCCAACGAGAAGCGTTGTAAGACAAGTCTAATAAGAAGTTGTCTAGCACTTCGTAAGTAAGTTTAGAGTAATACAATTTGTTAGCTGGAGAGATTTGTTGACGGATACCAGCTCCGTGGTATACCGGTCTTTGGTTTGCTCCTTGCAATCTTACAACACCCTGTGGGTCTTTGTTGTATTTTGTATAGATCATAGAGCGATCAATTTCTTTGTACCATTGTGACATTGCAGTCCACTCAGCTAGCTTAGTCCACATCTTAGTAGATTGACCATCTGGTGAGAACAACTCAACAACCATAACATCAGTAGCAGCAGAACGAGATACCGCATAGTGCTTACGCAATGTTGTTAATTGGTTTTTGAGTACCATCGGCGCAACGTAGTCAGTTCCTCCTCCTTTGTTAGAGAATTCTTCTACAGTTGAGAAGTCTTTAGACATACGAGCTCCAGCTGCTAGCTGAGATGCATCGATAGTTGCAGTTGGGTCTGGATCGGTTAGAACGGCTGTAAACAGGTACGCCTCTCCGTTAAATTGTACATTAGATACACGCAACATAGTTCCGTCATCTGATACAAGGTTGTCAGATACCATGAAGATACCTTCTTCCATACGGAACTTGAAAGGGAATCCGTTCTTACCAATGTTAGCACCAGAGTCTCCTCCAGTTACAACGATAGCGCGTTCAGTTTGCCCGTGTAGCTCCCACTGATATTCTCTGTTTTCTACGTATCGGGTGTTACCGATACCTCCTGTTAGCATGGAGATTACATTCTCATTTTGCGTTCCGAATGCGTACGCAAGTACAGAATCCATTCTCTCAGGCTCAGTCAAATAAGCTTGAGACAGGTGATCCGCCTCTGTCATACCTGACGGCAATGCACGTAGTTTGTGCAATTGTAATGGTGATACTTGTTGTTGAAACATAATTCAATAGTTTTTTAATCTTCTACATCAATATTGCCACCTCCAAAAATAGTTGGAAAGTTAATCTTCTTCACATCATTCTTTTTAGTTTTCTGATCTAAAGATTTTCTTCCCCCACCTTGCATGTTGGTGTCTTTATGTCTGGAAAGTGCTTTCTTTCTTTTACGAGTTAATTTGGTCTTTACCTCTGCTTCGAGATCATCTTTAGAGAACTCAACAAAATCAAGATATGCTATCTTGAGTCTACGTTCGTCATCATTCATGTTCTCTTGCATCTGTGTTTTACCTGTTCTCTTATTCACTTTGAATAAGTAGTCTTTGAACCCAGCACGACGTTTGTCGTCTAATTCGAAACCTGCAATTTCTTTAGAGTCGTCGATAATCTTATTGATACCGTCAATCTCTGCTTGCCTATCTTCTTCATCTTTAGCTGCCTTTTGTTTGTCAGCTGCAGCTTGAGTAGCGGCATCTTTTGTCTGTTTCTTAGCCAGGGCCACGGAAGCCTTCTCTGATCTCCCCGAGATTTTCCCACTTTCTACAAGCTCGTCAATCTCAGTTGCAATCTCTTCATTATCTAATCCCTGTAAGGCTAGATATTGCTTCATGGCTAGAACTTGTGTATCAGGGTCTGACATATCCGCGTCATTCCAATCAGTTTCTAAGTGTTGTGGTACGAAGTCTTTATAACTCCCTCCTTTTTTAACGTGATAGTAAAACTCTGATACTTCAGTAGGAATATTCTGCATTTCTTTTGCAACTTTATTCCTGACTGTGGTTGCTACCATATCTGCAATTCCTTGTCTACTGGAATCAAATTCATCATCATCTCCTATCTCTAGGACACCTTCACTATCTAAAACCGCGAACATTTTTTCAGCATCGGTTTCTGTAAAAGTTAGCTCCTCGTCATCATCTCCGTCTGTACCTTCTGGATTCCCTTGAGGTGGAGTTGGTGGAGTTGCTGCTGGAGGTGTGTCTGGACCTTTTAGGTCATCTCCTTCTGGGGTTCCTCCTGAGTCATCTCCTTTTTTCGTAGTGTCTGCAGGTGGATCAACCTTTTGTATGTTTTCCCCCTCTACGTGAAGTGCTCCCCAAAAAGAATCAAATTCTTTCTTTGCCATATCTTGCTTATATATGTTTTCGTGTTATAGTAAAGATACTATAAAATTATACCTCATAACAAAATTTGTTATGTATATGCATAGTAAATTTTACTATAACTAGTTAGTAATCAGACTATTTAGGTCCCGAAGGCTTTTTGTTTATGCCAAGCCTCTTGACCTTAACGTCCTCTCTTTTTATATCTAATTCTTCTTGTTTCTCCTTAGATCTGTTAGCCTCCTTCTCTCTTTCAAGATTCAGTCGCTCATCATCACGCCTAGCTTCGTCAAGCTTAACCATGGCGTCAACCTCTCCAGAACCTTCCCCTTGAGATGCAATATCCATCTTCTTGAGGAGTAATTCTCTATCAGTTATCTTATCGATTTCCTCGAGTTTAGCTGCTCTATCCAACTGGTCTTTCTCGTTAGCTGCCTGGATCTGCTGCTCTGCGATTCTTGATTGTTCTTTCTGAGCTGCTTGTTCTCTCTCGACTAGTCTCTGTTCTGCAGCATCTAGCGTAGATTTAGTGTAATTCATAGACTGAGATTCTAGAACCTTAGCGGCATCTGATAATTCAGCCTTACCTTGGTTAACTGCAGACATGAGCAATTGCTCCATCTTCTCTCTGTTGACACGATCCTCAAATGAGTTAGTAACGAATACTCCCATATCAGAACCGTTAAGATCATCTCCATTAACCTGGAGAGTAGCTATTTCGAACTCCGACAAAAATAGTTCTATCTCTGTACCATCAATGTAAGCAATCTTGGCAAGTTCTAACAGTTCGCTGAGAACTGCCTCCTTAACCAAGTCATGGAAGTAGAACCACGGTCTAGTAACATTTGTACTTCTAGATATAGAAGTTTGAGCTCCGGTAGCTGTCTCTGACTTACCAATGTCCCCCATACGCTGAGGTGATACACCCATAATGTCTTCAACCATCATCTCTAGTTTTTGTAGGATCTCCATGTATTGACCTACTACTTGAGACAATGTCATGTCAATAGCGTTAAACTGATTGAACTGAGCAACTGTAGATGGATCTCCTTTTCTACCCTCTTCTCTAGAGTTGATCCAGATAACACCCATTTCTTCAAAGTAGTACAACCACTTGTCAACATCCCATCCCATGGACTTAGGTAATTGAGCCATATCCATGATGAACTTTCTACCTTTGGCTTTTGCAAGTTCTTGCTCCAGTCTCCACATAGTGATAATGTAAGTATACTGGTGGGACTTTACTAGATCTACCATAGATGTAGCTTGGGAGTTTACGTTGTTGTAAACATATCCTACGTAAGGTAAGTTCCCTGTTTGATTAGCGCGAGGGCCCATATCAACAAAAATATCATCCCCAATCATAGTACCCTCCCAGATATCGTCCTCCCACATCCAATCGATGCTAGCACCTGCTTCTCTAAGTTCTGGAGTAAGTTTAAAATTGTCTTCTACCTCAGTCTCTATAGCCTGTCCGGATCTAGGATCTATGTATGATAACATACCTACTTTCCTAGAAGAACGCCAAGATCCCTGCATTACGTAACAGTGAGATGCAATATCACCCTGGTAGTAATTGGATCTTTCCTGACCCTTATCAAATCCGTATACAAACCCTTCTTGCATACCTTTGTCAAACCCGACGTATCCGGCTTGTCCTTTAGATATTCTCTTGACTTGTTCTGTAGTAAGCTTATCACCCCATCTAGAAATAACCTCAGATGCAGGGAGCCAATATTGCTCTCTTACCCAGTTACCCTCGTGAATAAATGTAGTGTTTACCCCTTTGTCGTAATCAAGCTGCAGTGGGTTAACTGCTCTTACACTAGGATGACCTTTATCAATCCCAGTGTAATAAACCTCCTCTGCAGCGACTAACGCATGAAACCAGCCTTGATTGAACTTCAAAGCCAGTTTGTCATTACGCTTTAAGAACTGAAGAATTTTATTGTTCGTCTGTTCTACTGGGTGCACTAATTTGGAGTTAAATGCTTTCATTTCTGCCTGGATGTCAGGCATATTGTTTCTTTGTTGTTGAAGTTCTTGCATTTGGTTCTGCATATCGATCAACTGCTGTTGGTCTTGAACCGTCTGCATTTCTTTCTGTATCTGAGACATTTGCTGCTCGAGATCTGTGATGGCTTCTTCCAGCTGTAAAGTTTCCTGGATCTGCTCTCTCATCAGTTGTCTGATGGCATCATTCCGTAATTGCTGCTTAGCGGATACTGCATCACCACCTACTGCATACACAAAGAAATCTAAAGAGGAGTTCATTTCCTCCCCACGAAGAGTCTCTAATCTACTTCGAATAATGTTATAGTTCTGCATTTTTGTAGCAGAACCTCCGTACTTAGATGCATTCAATCCGTACGGGTTAAGAACGTAATCGAAATCTTCTGGATCAAATATGGAGTTAACCAGGTCATAGTTTGCCTGCTTATTTTCTCTTGATGTTCTCCTCATAGATGAGGTACTGTTAGCCATTGAGTTTAGTCCCTTTAGACATTTTATTGCCCATGCGTCCGTCTTCTGACTAGAACTTACATACTGTGGTGGCATGTTGCTGAAATACTCCGTGTTTTGTGTAGAATCTACTTTCATCGTGTAAAATGTCTTTGGTTATAAAATATTTGTCGGCTGAAAAAGTCATCTACTTCTTCAGATTTTGCATCATCTCGAGCCTCCTCGACAATGACTTCCCTCATTTGTATAAGTTGTATTACAGCTAACTGCAAGGCAATAACTCTATCAAAGTTTCCGTCAGGATTGTATGATATCAACTCCTTTAACAAAGGTATTGATTTTATTGTATGCAACTGCAACTTACCATCTCCAATGGGTGTCAGTAACCATTCACGCAAATATATCTCGGCCTCTTTTTTAATTGTAGTAGACATGTGCTGTCCGTACTGTCTAACTTTGGCTGTTTTGGATGTCTCGTTCGCTTTTAGTACCCCTGGTGTGTAAGCCAAGAGTCCGATCGAGTGCATCTTTTTGAAGTGTTCTTTGATTTGTTGTTTCTCGTTTTCGTACAAGCAAGTAGCGTTGGAGTACCACATAAGCAATCTTCTACATTGCTCGTAGAAATCAGATGCCAATTTTGGTCTTCCTGTGTACTCAGCTACTATTCGATCGAACCCGCCGTTGAGCGCGGTACCTCTTCTTATAACTATGATAGAACCTAACGAAACAGAATTAGGAGCTATGTCAAAGTCGTACGGGTCATTCCCGGCTACGTACCAACCGTAGTCTGCATCTGGAGAAGGTTCTTCCCAAACACATACAGCACTGGTATTATCTAGATTAGGTTTTACAGGGTAATCTGCGGGGAATAATTCGTTATTGATCTTGAACCTAGACTGGCCAGACTCGTCTATATGCATCCATCCTATCAGTGGCTTTATACCTGGCTGATCCTGCATAGACATCATCTTGTCCATATGTTCTTTTAGATCGATAGTAGGTAATATGGATGAGTTGTTAAGCAAGAACACTTCGGAGTGTTTGATAGGTCTTTGTACAATCTCATTGTCGTACACGGCCTTTGTCTTCGCGTTCTTCTTAAGCTTCTCTCTTGTTCTATTTGTGTAGGTAAGAGCTGCCCTCCAATTAGTGTTTCCCAGATCATCTTTAAACTGGTTCAACGTCATAATGGTAGGAATGAATAATCCGATCTTAGATTGGTATCCTTCAAACTCGTCCGGAAAGGCAAGACAATCAAAAGCTTCTGGATCATAGAAAACGGATTTTACCGCTTCGGTAGATCCCCCTTCCATATCTCCCCCTGTTCCAGTCATCCAAATAACTCCGGACTTTACCGTACCATCAGCTGCAATTTCCTTAAGCTGTCCTAGGGATTCTATGAGATTCCCCATGAATCCCACCTCATCAAGAACTGAAAGCGAGGCACGAGTACCATTGGCAGCTTGTGGATTATCCTTAAAAGAACGGTGTTGGAACTTTGTGAAAGTACCCAGGGTTTCCCAAGAACCTCCAATCTTTTTATCATACGCGCACGTAATGGTTTTACCCGCTTCCCACGATCCATGATACTGTCTAGTAAATGGCGCAGGGTATGTCTTTTTGCCTACCCTTTCTTTTCCTTCCAGGTTATTAAGACCTAGCTGTACTTTACGTACAAGGTCCCCAGAGTACTTAGAATCTCCTGCTCCAATAAGGGTCTCAGAAGATAGAGGCTGGTCAATTTCTTTATAGTGTAAGTATTCTTCGTAATCAGTGGCGCCATCAAATGTAAAGTTGTGCGCGGTAATACAAGACTTCCAATAGGACTTACCACCTCCACGAGATTCTAAATCCACTACATTGAAGTTCATATTGAAATACATAGGCTTACCAAGATTGGCATCCTTGTAGTCGTACAGGTAATCTCTAGCGGGTATGAACTTCTTGTACTCACCACTAGAATTCATAAGTGACGCACGAATAAGGTTAGGAGCATTGTACTCCATTAATCTTAGTTCAAATTCTGTAGGGTTTTCGTCCGGGTGACATTCCTCCAGAAGTAAATGGCAGCTGTAGTTCTCGTCATTCTCAAACCCAGAGAACCCTCTAGCCTCAGTGTAGACAAAAGATCTAATCCATTCCAGATCTCTCAAGAACGGTTTAGCTACTTTCTTCCCTTTCGATCGAGTACCTTTTTCGTTAAGAAGTATGTGCCAAAAGTTCACGTAAAAGTATAAAGGGCCTGAAACCCATTTCCATAATCCTTCGTCATTACAGACCCAGAATCCTTCTATACATTTTCTCTTTTGATCCTTCCACCATCTTTTATACTTGACACCCTGGGGATTCATTCTTGGAATTTCAGTAATGACTTTGACTCTATCCACAGGGATATAGTTCTTGTACATAAGCCACATGTCGTCACTAAAATTAACCATTAAAAATCTTTACTTGAATCTGTTAAACTTTCTTCGGATCCTCCTCTTGTCTCACCTTCGTCTAAGTTATTCAAGGCATTCATAGCATTTAAGATAAGATCATTGATCTTAGTTGTACGTTCTAGCATCTTATCAAGCTGCTCAACGTTACTCTTAAACACAGTTCTGTTACCTTCTTCATCTGTCTCCACTCTATCTAAAGTGTACTCAGATGACATAATAAACCTAGTCCTCTCCTGTAGTTTTGTCTCAAGTTCTCGTAGGGAAATACCTAAAGGGCTATCAATAGCTCTTTGGAACCTCTCTGCTAGCAAATGAAAATCAAAGCCTTCAGGACATATAAAAATAAGATTATTTTTTGGATCCTCTATTAAGTTAGTCAAAAAGTAAGTATCATCAAAGATGTTCTCTGATGCTGCTTCTAGTTTATCGTGTAGAGGTTGGTTGAATAAAACTGACTTTCTATCATACAGTAAAGACAGTGCCCACATGAAGCGTGAGCTACCTTTAAGGTTAGTTCTACTCCCTTTGTTTACTCGGTGTATCGCTCCAAATTCCGGTATAAGCTTAAACGTAGGGAACTCTTCCCAGAAATTTAGCTTAATGTCATAAGAACTTGCAGGATTAATACTTAGTTCTGCCATATTATTTAAACATATCCATTAGATCATCAAATTCGTCCCTAGCCTGGTCGTCAGGTTTCTCACCTAAAACCACAGCCTCATTGGTAGAGTCTAAAAACTCTGTCAAATCTTCTGGAGTCTCTATTTCGACTAACCAGACTTGGGAAAGAATTTGTTTATACTTCACGCAATATTGTAGGCTGTAACGAATCAAACAATTCAAGGAGAACTGTATAATCAGTGGCAGCTAGCATAGGTAGATCCCACTTGTTCTTCTTGTTTCTGTACTCACTGAACTCAGCAGGGATCCCGTGCTTCTTGATATCCTTGATAAGAACTCTCCTCTTCTCTGCTTCTGATCTAAGAACACCAGTCTCAGAGTCTGAAAGTCTAGAGTTGTACTTCTTTTCTAGCTCAGCGATCTTAGCTTCATACACCTGTTGCATCTCTTCTACATTAGGTCTCAACTCCTTAAGCATCTCTACTGTGATGTCCTTAGTAGCAGCTACCCTAGCCTCCTTCTTCTTATCCCAAGCTTCTTGAGCTTTCTCTGAATCATCAGTAGGAAGATCACCTAAGTTAATACTCTTAAGATACTCCGCTTGCTTTTCATTCTTAACCGGATACTCCTTAGTAAGATAATTATTAAAGTAATATAGCGGTGATTGCTTACATTTATGAAGTTCTTTATCCCAGAACTCCTCATCCATGTACTTTTGTAGAAACGGTTCTAGATCTACAGTAGCTCCTTGGGTATCTACTAGAGCAAGTTCTATTTCCTCATCAGTAGTTGTGTTGAATAAAGCAGGTTTGATCCCAGCTTTAGAACTGTCCCAAAATACTACGTTGTTACTTTCATACAACCTAACCATGTTACTAGGATCTAGTCCTGTAGGCATTGATGTTACGTCGTAAACTAATTTAAGTTTGTGTGATTGTGTCATATCTTTACTTATTAAAATTCATAAATTGTATCATCCTCAGAAGGTTCCTCCACTTGTGTCGAGGAAAGGTAGGCCATCTTCGTTTTTCTCTCCTGTCTTTGTGACTTCATCATACGCCTCGCTTGGGGTGACTGGAAGTACCCTAAGTTCCGGAGGTATATTGTCACTGGCCTTTTCTCTTTCACTGCCTGTCTGATCATGTACATCTGCATGTCCAGAACTTGCTTCACTGCTTTCTTGGGTAGCCCTGTCCTTTTTACCACCTCCCGTAGTACTTTTTCTTGGTTGGTCATCCGTTACTTTAAAGTTAAATTTGAGGTATTCTCTTAGAACAATGCCAGGATTAAATATGTAAGTCTTACCCTCTAGCATCATTACGTTCTTATTGGCTAGAGCTTTGAAAGTATTATTCAAATGAACTACCGACATACCTATCACATCTGCTAGTTCCTTCCTAGTCTCACTAGAAAATAAGAGCTTAGAAGCGTAAGGCTCCTTAACACCACCATTAATATACTCTGAGTACTTGAGAGCTAGTTCCACAGTCACATATAACTGCTTGTTAGTAAGAGTCTCCCTGGCTAAGAATACCTGGAGGAAAACCTTCATAAGTTCTTTGGGGTTACCTTCAATCTGAATGGTAGCGCCAGTAATTATTTTCGCCATCTGTCTTGTGTTTAGACAAATATAACAAAAAAAGATACAGGTGGCAACAAAACTTGTTATACCACCTGCTTCAATTACTTCTTAAGCTTGACATCAACTTTGTACTTCCCGTCTTTCTGTCTTTTAGAAGAGTAATACAACTTGCCTTCTTTCAATAATTTAGTCACAGCAGCTTTGGCTACACCAAACTTACTCCTGTTGCTATCATCAGCTATTACAGCTGAGAATACTACCTCATCTTCTACTTTTGCCTTTACATCTTTAACCACTTTCTTAGGTTCTGGTTTAGATTTTGAAGCTACATTAGCTTTAGGCTTAACATCTTTTACTTCCTTCTTACTCATCACTTTATAATTTATAATTAAACAGATAACTAAGTTACGATTTTAAACTAAATACTAAGAACTTGGTTAAAAAGTGTAAGCAATACATGTAAAACCCTTGTAAAAGTCAGATTTTTCCTCGAACTTCTCACTCTTAAATTTAACTACTTAAGTAAGATTACAACTTAAGAAGAGCTGTTAACCTACTTTCCTACAGCTATCAACTGAATAGAGTTGGTGAAAAATATTTTTAGAAAAAATTTTCGGTATGTGAAATAGTTTTCCGGGGCCTATATGTAATCACTCCCCCCGCTAAGTATCGCGCACCGAGGGGTGCCAACTAACTATTGTTTCACAAAATTAACTCTATTATTATGGCAACAACAAGAAAAGCAACAACGAAAGCAGCTAAAGCTACTCAAATTAGTCCTTTAGACTATTATTCTAAAGCATTGAAATCAGGCGCTATTAGCGTAAGACAATCCCTAGCAAAGCTATGGGATACTAACTCTGGTCACCCAGAATTAGAGATTGAAGTAGAGGTATTAGCCTCTAAAGACGGAGAGAAACGCTACCTTAACTTCGAAGGTGCGTATTTGTCTCCAACAAACTCAATGATTTATGAAGAAATCCAAGACTTGGACGCAGGAGATACTGTTAGTATCATCATGCAGGGTCAAGACCCTTTAGAACTTTCTGATGAAGAAATGAGAGCACACGAAAAGAATGGCACAGACATCTCACGATGGTCTGATGCCCTAGAGAACGAACAGTACAGATTAGCAGTAATCGAAGTATTGTAACACACTAACCTGAAGGTAAGGGGCTGAGTATCAGCCTCAATCCCCTTCGGGTTTCTTTTTTCCCCTTAGCAACCAAATCAAGCACGAAACTAATTAATAACATAATCACCCCTTACAAAACCTTAGAACTCATGACTAAAAACTTTAAATCAGACCTAAAAATAGTACTCATAAGCACTACATTACTCCTAATCTACTGCATACTATGAACACTATAAACGACCTTCTAGAAACCAACAACACCTATCTCCTTGCACTAACATCAGATGCAATGACAACTAGGATCTACTACCTCTTACGTGAAGCTTTCAAAGACATTCACACAGAGCAACCAATAACAGGACAACTATTCATAGACCTGATAAAACGCCTAAAAGAACTAGGCTTTAGTGAGCTATCTCACAAAGACAACGCAACAGTAGTAACTCTCCGTGATACCTTAACAGGTCTAACATGGAGATTCAACTATAACACAAACATATTAACCCTCAAAAACCCTCAGAACTCATGACACAACTACATGATGAACTAGCAACAGGACTATCACTCCTGTTTAAAATCCAGAAGCACATGGTATCAGCATATGGTGTTGATCCTCAACTATCATTCGCTTCAGATCTACCACACTCTGAACAAATACTAGGCTTAGATTTCTACATCACAGAACACAAAAATGTAAGTATATCTCTACGCTCAGTACCTAACAACTCTAACGACAACAAGATATACCGTCTTGTTATCAAACCATGTAAAGAATCACAGTATGACCCTGATATTAAAACCATCAAACTATACAACGAAGATCTTTACCCAATAGAAGTTGCTGTACAACCAGTACTAAGACACATACAAACAATGGTAGATAGATTCGATCAACACGTAGACTACTGGAAAGACAAAGTATCTACTCTTGAATCACAAGTAGAAGCATTACAAAATGAACTAAACATAAATTGCCCCTTTTAAAAAACAAACGCTATGAACACGAAACAATTCACAAACAAATGGGAGATGTCACCATCTCTAGCTTACACTCACTGCTTATTAGTACGTCAAGCACTAGCAGAGAAAACATCAGAGATAACAATCCTGAAAACAGAAGAAGAACCTATGTCTGTAGTAGATGAAGAACTCTACGACCATGGCATCAAAGTAATCGCAATCCTACAGGATCTGCAAACATTAAACTATAAACCTCAAATAGATACACAATGAGAACAATACTCACACTAGCATTATTACTAATAACATTAACCCTTTCAGCTCAGCCTGAAAGGTACAAGATCAAAGGCTTTTATCCCGGAAGATATCATCCTGGTCATGTAGGTGAAGAGAACTTCACTGTAGGCGCAACAATCAGCGACATAGAAGGAGAAATAATAGTATACCTCAACGAAAAAGGTATTTGCTACATGGTCATCTTCAAACCAGGTGAACTGGCTGATGATACAAGACTATACAGCTCTGACATAAGAATATGGAAAGAGTCCGTTGCAAATGCATTCAGAATAAGATGGTTATGGTCAGGTAAATTCGACAACGATAAACCTGGCTATTCAGATGGTAAATGGACAACACAAAATGATAAGCATGGATCTAACTTTATCATCCTAATATCTTACAACGAATACTTTGACAAACCAATAGACGGTATACTAGGCATCTACAACAAAGAGATGTCAGATGCAAGAGATAAACAAACTGCTCTTAAGAGCGCAAAATCAGATTTCCAATGATACGAAAGAAAATACACAGAACATTAGAGATACTCCTACTAGGTTGGATATCTCTTGTACTAGGTTCTTTAGCCTTAGTAGGATTACTAGAAGTAATTAAAATGTACTTATAATGGAAGGCTTACTCCTTGCATTTCTTGGTATTGGTGTAGCTCTACTTATAGCAGTAGGTAGAGCAGCCAAGATCGAGGCACAGTATAAAGAACAAGCAAGTAGACAGGGCATAACATATGATCAGCTACTAGATAAGAAACACAAACAATACGTATCCCGTAAGAAATACAAAGAACGCAAGAAAGCAGAGAAATATGCTAACGATTCTTCAGTACCAGGGGTATATATTGATGGAAAATCATATAAATCATACAATAATAATAGAGATTAATTAATATTAGCCCTATATTTAACTTTGATTGATTGGTGGAGTCAGCCGTGGTGGCTTGTAAGGTTCGAATCCTTACTGACTCGCAGTTCTAGGGGTAGGACGGGTTTTATGTATTCCCAAGCGTAACAGTTGTTTAGTTTGTTTTAATGCGCTTGAAAACATATCTACAAGAGGTGCTCATACGAGTGCCTCTTTTCTTTTGTAACCTTAAAAACCAATTACATATGGAAGTATCTAAAATGATGATCTACAGAGGAGCTAAAGCTGACTCTACAACTATTTGGCTAACGTTCTTACTCCTTGGATGGAGTTATGGATCATTAGGACAAATGGGCAAACAAGTCTTATTCTACCTTACACTAGGTGGTCTAGGATTATGGACAATTTATAGACTGTTCACACTAGAACGTGCTATAAAGAAATACAACAAGCGAATAGCCATTATGATAGGCATTCCAGAAGAAGAATTTCAATTCATGAGGTTCTTATAACATTAAACATTAAACAATAAACCAATAATTAATCACAATTCACAAATCATGAAAAAAGTATTATTAACCTTAGTATTAGCAATCGGATTATTTACAAGCAGTAATGCACAAAGACTTGGTATCAACTACACATTGAGCCCTGAAGTCTTGAACGACACAGAACAATACCTACATGGTGTTGAGATAAATGGTCAGAACCTAAAAGTAAGAGTCTTACTATCTGATATCAAAGATTGGAATGGAGACTACAAGTTCCACTCTCTAGAGGTTGGACCAAGAGTAGCTATCAAAGACTGTTCTAACACACCAAAGTTCTTTAGTGTAACTGGTAGTTACTCTGTAACTGGTATGGGTGTTGGTGTATACTTTGATGGTAATCTAACACCATGGATGAACATTGGTGCAGGATACAACACAGACTTAGGAGCATCATTAAGTGTAGGATTTAATATCTTCAAGTAATGCAGATCACTAAGACAAGTATGCTATCTGGTAGAACTAGAACAAGAGAAATTAATGTCACTCAAGAGCAACTAGATCTGTGGCAATCAGGAGTACTGATACAAGAAGCAATGCCTCAAGTACCTGCAGAAGACAGGGAGTTTATAATGACAGGCTGTACTGAAGAAGAATGGACTGAACTAGATGAAGATTAGGCCATGGATTACGAACAATTTAGATGGCTAAAAGAGCTACTACGCAGAAGTATACTAACAATTGCTTTTATGCTTATCATAAGTGTAGATCAATTTCCAATACCTACAGAGTATTCTGTAGCTGTTAGGATACTAGCGGTAGTAGTGGCTATAGTCATCATCAGAAGAATAGTCTTGTACGATAAAAAGACAAGAAGATGATATTACCTGGTACTGATGTATTAGGATGTTTTTGGGGTAGAATAGAGGACATTAAGTTGTCCTCTTTCTTTTAAAATTAACTAAATTGCAAATCAAAAGACAATTATAAACCTAAAAATGAATGGTACATTTACAGCATAAAGTGCTAAGTGGCTTGGCGTTAGAGAAATTTAATAAACTAAGTGTAGAGAACAAAGAACTTGTAATAACTAAATACAGTTTCATGCTCAATATTCCTACAGTAGATTTCAGAATAATAGTAAATAACGTCGATGTTAAAACCTTAAGAGCTATGGAGAAAGAACTCAATAGAATGCTAACACTCCAATGACAGAAAGAAATATAGTAGTTGTGGACTATAGATTTTGAGGTTTGTTTGGCAGGGTCGGAGGGCCCTGCTTTTTTATCAATTATTTAATCAATCAATCATGAATTTTAAAAGAATCGATCCAAGAGAAGTATTATTTACAAAAGTAAATAAAGTATTATCAGACACATTTACCCTTGAAGCGGGTACTGTGTTTATTCAACAAGTAATAGATGTTACTGGTCCCGTTATAACAATGACAGAGGAATCAGAACAAGCTGCAAATTTAGGAGAAGTACCTCTATTTACTGAGGTATTTTCTTATAATGTTATAACCAATGAGTTAAAGTTTGGTATAACTAGTAAAGATGCTACTTTAGGTACTTCTATTATAGTAGAGAGACAATCTAGTTTCTTAAATGCACCTACATCAAAAATAAATGCATTCAGATTAGACCTATTTATGGGTATAGTTTGTGATGAAGTACTATATTTATCCGAGAAACAGGATACAAATGGTATGGATATAGTTATGGCTGAAACATCTAACTGCTACCATATTTGTGCTGATGGTACTACTAGTGATATTTCAGAATCTTCTGAGTTTAAATCTTATCTCGAGAACTCTAGAATGGAAGGGCTTACACCTATTTGGACATTCCCAAAGAAAGTAGCTGATAACATGTCATTCTATGGTGTGACTAATGCTACATTCTCCGGGATGCAAATCCATCTTAAAGAGTTTGGATTTAGTTTCCTAGATGTCGAACAAAGTGCAGATAAAATACCATTTGCTTTACATGTTCTAGCTAGACAGATCAAAGAGTACGAACTGAATGACAATGTTTCTACTGATGAGGTGATAATCCTTACTGAAGAACTTGAATCTGTACTAGAGCAACCTATGGAGCCATTCCTTATTGACCCTCAGAACTTGTTCCAGTTAGATTTACTGTTTAATCCTATAACATCAAATCATGTTACTAGGAGTTTTCAAAAGATTCTAGATAGTATAGAGAAAAGATCTACAGAAGAGGATGCTAAAAGAGAAAAGATAGAGAATCTCATAAAATCTGTTATTGAAGACGTTAAAAAATCAAAAGATGAGTAGCGAGAAAGAAAATTCCAATGAGGATTATTTAGTAGTCCATAAGTCTAAAGCTATGTACAAGATAATAATCTCGTACAAGGATAAGAATAGTAGTAAGTACCGAGACCCTTTACAGAGTCATTTACTTAGAACTAGTACAGATAAAGAGTTACAAGTTATTGCTTCCACGGGTGTGGAGGCAATTACTCTAGCTCTAGAATGCCTCGAAGAACCAAGTGGTGTCGAGTTGGTAAGAATTGATCAGATGTACGATGTCTGTGATATAATATCTAAAAAGGCTAAGGAGAATGGCCTTAATACATTTTCCAAAAAATCTTAATTCATAACACATGACAAGCATTAAAAAAGCTAAAAAATCTAGCAAAGCCACAACTAAGCAAGCAACTAAGTCTGTAGAACAGAATAAAGTAGCTGCTAAACCATTACCAGTACCAGTAGATCCTAAAGCTAAATCTACTCCAGCTAAGAAGAAGCCAAGACAATCTGTAAAGCAGTTAAGACCTATCATTGCTAATCTAGAAAAAGATGTAGAAGAGTCTAGAGAAATGATCCTCAATCTTAAAACATCTTTACATCACAGTAACGCTAAAGTTAGTAAGCTGTCTAAGCAAAGAGATGAGAAGCAGTTCAAGATTAATGGACTTCACAAAGATGTTGTATCACTACAAGATAGACTCAAGTCTTTAAAAGAACATGTGGATTCACAAGAGAAGATTGCTTACAAGTACAAGAACCTGCACAAATCTGCTGACAATCTTGCTACTCAATACTTAAAAGAAAGCGCACGTCATCTAAGAAAACTAGATGCTGTGAATAATCTTACTTTTATTGGTCGAATTAAGTTCTTATGGACAGGTCGCGCCTAGTATATTTACTTATTTGTGTCACAACAATATGTTTGTGGACATGGATTTACACTATAATTAGAGATTTGAATGTTTGAAAATTCAACTATAGTAAAATACCCCATAAGAACCTGTGCGATAAACACACAGCCATTTATTGATCGCAGTATGGTATACTTTGTCTCTGATCTAAAGCCGAGTGATAATCATTTTATTGTGTCTGATGATACAATTAAGATTAGTCCTCCTTTCAGAAAACAGATAGACCAAGGATACCGTATTGTTATTGAACTTAATATTAACCATCTCGATCCAAACTCTGACTTTGTAAAAGAACAAAGTAAAATATATTTCCTAGGACATAGAACAGGCCATCTAGTATGTATTCCTCCTGGTGTTGCAGATAAGATTCCGCAAATCAAAGAGTTACAAGAAATTACATTACTAGCTAAGCCTGATTACAGCGCCCTAAATGATTTATTATTGAGTTTCAACGAGAACCAATACCTTTAGATTATGATCGATTTTTCACAATTAAGAAACGTATCTTTACAAACTGTAAAGAAGCCAAAAGCAGCAAGAGTTGCAACCCCTAAGTTACCAGTAGGTAACGGAAAACTAAGAGTATTCCATACTGGTAAAATCTACCCTTCACAAGAATTATCTGATGGATGTGGTCTAGAATATACTAAGAGAAAACATGCCATTGAAGGAGACGCTGATAGCCCATTAGTAGTATCTGGAAATGGTTTAGATATCTTCTCATCTAAGAAGTGGAACATGTTCCCAGCTGAGATTGAGCAGGAATTTATCTTAGCTTGTGTAGTACCTAAGCGTGAGTCTAAAGTTTCTGTGTTTGGTTCTACCAAATATCACAAAGAGACTGGAGAACCATCTAACTCTGTACATACTCAAGGTACCTCAGCATTCGTTAAAGATGAGTTACTTGATATGATAACTCAAGTATTCAACATTGACTGGGCTACTACAAGCTATGTTGATCTTGAGATGATGTTTGACAATGCATTACCAGGGCACCCAACTAATGTGTATTTCTTGCCTAAGATGATTACCAAAGGAGCTAAAGCTGGTACTGCATCTTATGTAAGACGTGAGGACATTACAGTTATGCCTTTGTCTGTTGTTCATGTAGAACCTAAGACTCAATCACAATTGGCTGCTGAAGCTACGCGTGCTAAGACCAATCAAGTTACTGAGACTACTATTGACAGTCCAATACCAGGTATTGTACAAGGTATTGATCCAGTGCAGGATTCAATTGATGCATCTGCAATTTCTTATGAGGAGCCAGTTGGAGAAGCTCCAATGCCAGAAGCACAAGCTGAGGAGGAGAATAATATTCCTGATCTGTTTAGCAGTCTATAGTGGGTAAATTATTATTTACAGGTAATGATGTAGGGCTGGTAAAATTCAGCTCTACTTCTTTCTCCGAGGCGCTTGACCAAATGTTCGATAAACCGGGTCCGATTGGCCTGGATACAGAGACCAATGTTGTCAAGAGTATAGTGGATAGAGAACTTAAGGTGATTGCCATTACATCTTATGATGAAAAACTGTCTTGGGTTATAGAATATGAGGAGCTAGATGGTTCCTATATTGGTAAGCTTAGAGACTACTTGAGATCTAGATTATGCATCATCCATAATGTAGTATTTGATTACACTATACTTAAGAAGTATGATATCTTACTTGAGAATGTATGGTGTACCATGTTATCAGAACAAGTTCTAAACAATGGGTTTAGTGCTGAATCAGGATACCACGGACTTAAAGCTACTTATCTAAGGAGATTCGAATTTGATATATCTAAAGCAGAGCAATTGACTTTTGGTGATGGACTAATGACAGATGATAAAGTCATATATGCTGCAACAGATACTGTCAAACTTCCTTCTCTTTACAGGACCCAAAAAGCAGAAATGCTAGCCATAGATAAGAGTATAAACCAGAGAGGTAATCGAGGTTTGTATAAAACTATATGGTGGGAAAATGAGTTTGCTAAGGTAGTAGGAGACATGGAATTCGAGGGTGTTATTTTTGACCGGGACAAATGGTATACTATTGAGGATAGCATTAGACCTGATATGGAATCTACAATAGATGAAATGAACCAGCTACTTGTAGATGATTTTGAAGAGTTTATAACCGATAAAGGAAAATACTCCGCCCGAGATACTCAAATAAAGACCATTGGTACATCGTCTGCCATCAAGAAGAAGATTATTTCAAGGTTCTTATTGCAAGAAGTATCAAGTACTTCAGTAAAAGGACTTAGAGAACTTCTCAAAGAACTTGATACAGACTTTCCTGTAGATTTAGGAATTACTAACAGTCAGTTCCTTTCATCTGAGTATGCTTTTACACAATCTAGTGATGCCATCTTTAACATTATCAAAGCATGGGCTATATCAACAGCTGATACTAAAGATATGATAGAAAGTGCAGTGTACAATCAACTGATGCAAATGGACCGTGATTTCATGGTAGAGCTAGGAATTGTGAGACCTGGAGGTGAGGTTCTGTTTAACTGGGGTTCCCCAGCACAGAAACTGGAGCTTCTACAACTCATAGATCCTAGAATACCTAACACTAAAGCAGATACTTTACTTGATCACTTAGATAAGCATCCTATAATTCAAAAGATGATTGATGTAGCTGACTACACTTATCAGATAAACAACTTTGGTAGATCTTTCTACGATAAGCATGTTTGTCCTGATGGTAAATTCAGAACTAGATTCAATCAGATTCTGAAGACAGGTCGTTTATCCTCAGTACAGCCTAATCTTCTGAACATCCCACGTAAAGGTGATGCTCACAGAAAGGCGCTTGTACCAGAGGAAGGGACAGTAATTATCAATGCGGATTTCGATGGTCAAGAACTAGAGATAGTTACTAAGCTTGCCTCGGTAAAATCTTGGCAGGAGTACAAGAGACAAGGTTATGACCTTCACTCTATGAATGCTTCTATGATATTTGGTAAAGACTGGGAAGATGCAAGAGAACCTGGATGTAAGTTCTACGAGAATGAAGCTCATAAGAAATGTAAATGTAAAGGACATCAGCTTATGAGGGACAAATCAAAGACTACTACATTTGGTGTATTATATGGAATTGGACCCCCAGGCTTAGCTGCTCAGTTAAAATCGAGCATAGAAGAAGCACAATTTATACTAGATAAGTTCTTCGAAGTTGTACCAGAGGTACGAGTTATGATGAACAAATTTGGTACTTACGCATTAACCAATGGTCACATTATAGAACCTGTCTTAGGACGGATTAGATATTTTGATCAGTGGAAGCTACATGATAGTAAAGAAGCAGCAGGAGTTGAAAGAGCGGCATTTAACAGCCCTATTCAATCTGCAGGTTCATCTATCTTGAAGATAGCTTTCGTACTTATGCGTAGAAACATCAAGCATGAAAAACTAGAAAAACTACTAAAACTGTTATTACCTTATCACGATGAAACACTAGCTCAAAGTAAAAATGACGAAGAAACAATCAAGAAATCTGAGCAAATTGTAGAGAAGAATATGCAGCTAGCAGCCAGATTGGCTGGATTCGCTATCGACGCGGGTGCAGAACATGGCAATAGTTGGTATGACGCTCATTAAACTATTAAATACTTATAAATGAACTTAGATCAAAGAACATCACAACAAAACGAGACGATAGATGGATTCGTCGCTGACCTACCTTTACGGAGTACTATGGTACTTTCAACAGGTTATGGAAAGAGTAGAATAGCTATCGAAATACTTAAAAGATTGAACCCACCTAAGATATTGATACTAGTTAATAGTGAGATTCTTAGGGACGTTACCTGGAAGAGCGAGTTTGAAAATTTTGATGCCTTAGATTTATGGGAACGAGTAGAAATAGAAACTTACCAATTAGCTTATAAGTGGAAGAAAAAGGACAAAGAACTTGATCATTTTGTAGTAGCCGATGAAGTCGACTTTGCAGGTGGTACCGATTCCTTGTCCAAGTTCTTCTATGAATACCCTAATTTACGTATTCTTGGCCTTACTGGTTTCATTACAGAAACTAAGAAGGAATGGTTTAACGCACACCTACCTGTATTTAAAGAATATACTACCTACCAAGCTCAAAAAGATGGTTTACTTAACACTGTTAAAGTTACAGTTGTTAAGTTCATGCTATCTAACGAGAGACACAGAGTAGTTAAGTATATGGATAAATATGGGAAAGCTAGATCTTTTACACAATCAGACAATGATGCTTACCAATACCACCAAAAAGAAGTAGAACGTATATCCATGAAGAAATCCATGGCTAAACAGGGCTACTTGATAGGAGAACTGACACGAGCAGAACTCGATATGAAGCTGAATTCTCTTAGCTATCTTTATAATGCGGCCGCTGCAAAGCGCCGTGAAGTACTACTGTCTAGCCTTGCAAACATTGAGATTGCACAGAAGCTTATAGAGTACAACCAAAAGAGAGATAAGAAGATAATAGTTTTCTCTAAGAGGACTCAAGTTGCAGATGCTATAGGTGGTGAAGGTCGTAGTTATCATGGGAAGAACAAGAAAAAGGTCAATACAGAGGCGTTTAACAATTTTATTACTGGTGATATAGATGTACTTACTGTTTGCGGTAAAGTAGACAGAGGAGCAACTATACCTCACCTTAGCGTTGGAATTTTTGAATCTTATTTCGGGAACGATACTAAAGCAGCACAAAGATTCGGTAGATTGCTCAGGCTAAAACCTGATCAAGAAGCTGACGTGTTTATATTAGTACCTTACTACAATCGAGAGATGGCAGACAGCTCATTTAAAGTGAAGCCTACTATCCAACTCGACTGGGCTAAGGACATGATCCGTTCCACTGTAGTTCTCAAATCAGAAGTTTGGGACTACACTAAATAATATTGATTAATGACAAAAGAAGAACTTTTTGATTATCTCTTAAAAGAGAATGTTATACTTCAACAGAATGTAGATGACTACATTCCAGCAGGATATATAGAGAACTCTATAAATCACAAGGAATTCCAGTTATCTTCACCTGTTTTACACCTGTTACAAACACTGGTAAAAGAAGATATACTAATGGTTATAGCTGATCAACTTATACTTACAAACAAGTACAAGGAGATCTTAATGAAAGAGAAAACTAGTCCAAGTAAGCCAGAGGATAGATTTATGTCCCTGCAAGAGGTAAAGGTATCGTCTCCTTCTACTTTCATCACTGAGAAGGAAGCTAGGAAGAAGGCTAGGGATATCACTGACTCACCATGGCCTAGTTCTATCATCACAGCCAATCCAAATACTTTATTATCTAATTTTTACTCGGTATGTAATATACCTATGTCGCCTAAAGGTCAGAACTACCGTTTACGGAATGGTTCTTCTGGTACTAGATCCACTATCAACAAAATAGTAAGGAACTACGTAGAACTAGAAATAGACCCTGTTGTGTTCATACAGTGCATTACAGATTATTATACTCAGGTTACATTGCCTCAATCTATCAAGTCTTTATTTGAGACAGTTGAAGGTGCTGTAAACTTGTATAACGAGTATGTAGACAACGATAATAGATTCTTTGGATCTCAAGATAATAACGGAAATAATCAAAATTTACTATGAATCAGAAGTACAACTCAGGATATTTGAGACAACTTGAAGCTGCATTGCGTGGAGAAGTCACTTATATCCCTAACCCTTATGGAAGAATGGGAAAGGTGTTTAACCTAATGATGGCTAGATACATTCTCATAGTTGGTGCTACAGGTTCTGGTAAGACCTCATTAGCAGATCTTACTACTATTCTATACCCTTATACGTACTTAAAAAGTAACCCGGACCTGGATGTACACTGGGAAGCGATTTACTTTTCGTTAGAGAGAAAGCAGATGTTCAAACATGCTAAATTTCTTTCTTGGTTAATCTACAGAGACTATGGAATGCAGTTAAGTGCAGATTACCTACTCGGTTGGACAGATAAAAAGATATCTCCAGAACATTATAACCTCATCAGAAGTTTTGATGAAGAGATGTCTGATATTTTATCTCATGTTACAATCAGAGACGGTAAGACCAACATCAAAACTATAAAAGAGATCGTTACTAAACGTGCCAATGAACTTGGTGTTCTCTTTAGAAGTGATGGTGACAGCATATACAAAGGAGATATGCTTATTGGTAAAATAGACAAAGTAGAAGAAACTAAGTTAGGGCCCACTAGATATGGTAACTTTACTTACAGAGAAGTAGAGTATCAAATTTATGAGCATGATCATGTTTATATTCCGCATAGAGCTTTAACATTTGTATTTATTATTCTAGATGGTATAAATCTACTAGGAGGAAAGAGAGAACTAGACGAAATAAGTCTATATTTATCCGAAGTAAGAGATATTTATGGCTTTAGTCCGGTTGTCGTGACCCAGCAGAATAGAGCTTTAGGTGACGTAAACAGGTTAAAACTACATGGTGCAGACTTATCTCCTCAGATAGAGGATGTTTATCAGTCTTCACAAATGGGTTTTGACTCAGATTTAATTATCGGTTTATTCGATCCAAAGCGATATAAAGCTTACAATGACCAGGGGGAATACATGGGGTATAAAATAATCCCAAGTAGTCCAACTGATTCAAGAGTTATGACTTCGCCTAAAGGGCATGACAGATTTCGTTCTGTTCACATACTCAAAAATTCCTTTGGAGTTGATGGGGCTGCGTTCGGTATGAAATTCTTGGGGGAGTGTAATCATTTCTCCATTTTGCCACACCCAGCAGACACAACGAAGCTAGATGATGTGTATAAAAATATTAGGAAAAACAAGTAGATTTCCTTATTTTTGAACTATCAATTATTAACCTAATTAATTCATTTTCAACAAATTATGGCAGAGCCAATCCTTTACATGGGTAAAAGTGGTGTAGGTAAATCCTATGCTCTAAGAACCCTTGATCCTAAAACAACAGTGATCATAAAACCCAATGCAAAATCGATATCAATCTATGGTGCAAGTTCTAATTACAGTAAAGAGAACAAGAACCTTCTTACTACTGACAAGTTAGCAGATCTTAAAGCGTACATAAAGCAAATTGCTACAGCAGAAGCATTTAACTATGTACGTACTATAATTGTAGAAGATTTTACGCATTACTTTACCTCACATATTTTTAGTGCTAAGTTCTTGAACAGGAACTCAGGTAACGAAGCTTTCCAGAGATGGAATGAATTTGGTGCACTTGTTCATTCAGCTATCATTAGAGGTTGTGAGACATACCGTGATGATCTTGACATTGTCGTGATCCATCACACAGATACTAAAGATGATGGTACTGTCGGCTTTAAGTCTTCTGGTAAATTACTAGATGGCGCTATCGATATACCAAGCTACTTTACCTACATCTTTCACGGTCTTACTCAAACCCAGAAAGACGGAGGCATTAAGTATGGTGTTCTTACAAACAAGGACAGCATCAGACATGCTAAAACTCCTCCTGGCTTATTTCCATTGTATATACCCAATGATATGAAATACATGCTAGACCGTATACGCGACTACAAAAATGGAACAGTCGAGAATTTCAAAGTAGAAGATAAATCAATTACTATATAAACCTTAAAACCACTATTTATTATGGCATACTTAAAAGTAGGCATCCACGAAGATCTAATGCTAACTCCACAAACTAAAGTTAACGAGAAAGGATCTCTAGAATTACACATTGCATCAAAACCAGACGAAGACTCTATGTTTAATGCATTTGCGAACAACCAATCTGTTGAGGCTATAGAAGGGAAAATTATATTCTTTCCCCCAAACATGAAAACTTATGACGGCCCTGCTAAAACTCCAGCAGAACTTGGTAAAGACATCTTCTTAATCATTCACAAACTAAAGCAATATGCTTTGTTGTATGGTACAGAAGATCAGGTAAATACTGCACTAGGAGGATTTGCTATGTTTGACGGTCTAGTTGACACAAACAATAAAGAACTTGTGAAGCAAGCTTTACAGAACTTTACCAAGGAGGAATTCTTGTTGAAGGTTCTAGCTAACTTGTACACAAGATTCATCATGTTTATCCAGAGTGTTAACGGTTTTGAAGAGCCACGTCCATTCAGACAGAAGTTCATCAGACAGTCAGCTAACAAGCATTATCCTACTATCTCTAACTCTGATTTCGATCTATGGTTAGAGTCTATGGATATCCCTAAAGAAGCATCTAAAATTGGATGGTCTGAGTGGGAAATCAAGAACAAGAAGAATGATCCTAACCCAGTAGCAGCTACTCCATCTGATACAGATGAAGAAGAGACAGTTAGTGCTGAGAACATGTTCGCAGACGATGCTTCTGATGAGCAGCCAGATTTATTCTCTAGCTAAACAATGAAAGACCCATTTGAAGAGTATTTAAATGGATCCTTACTATCTAAGGAGAACGTACTTAGAGAGGTTGATGATTATTCCCTGTATTGTCATTATATAGGGACTGATCTAGAGCTCAGAACTAAGTACAGTTCTCCTATTAGGAGAATAGATTCTGATCCAAGCTTTTCACTTTACTACGGTAAGCGTGGTAATTTGATGTTTAAAGATCATGGAATAAATGAAACAGGTGATGTTATACTGTTTCTCAGACTGTTCTTTGGAGGAGGAGATAAGTGGGAACTTAGGAAGACTTTGTTACAACTTAATTCTGACTTGAAACTCGGATTTGACGGGGAAGATGTTCCTTCGTTTACTCCTGAGTTTATTAAGAAACCACCACCACTAAAGAAAAGTCCAGCAGTGATACAAATAACAAAAGCTGAGTGCGAATCAGCTCAATTTGTTGATTACTGGAATTTTCTAAATGTGGGTGAAGATATCAGAAGAAAATATAAAATTTACAACCCAAATCTACTACATTTTATTCAAGACAACAAACATTCTATAGTACATCCTAAAACATTATGTATATCCTATGAAATTCTAGGAACTTATAAAATCTATCAACCATTTGAAGACAAATTGCTTAAGTTCAGGAATAATTATAAGAGAAACTATGTTGAAGGGATGCTACAACTAGACAGTAAAGCTGACTTGTGTATTATAACTAAGTCCACCAAAGAGATAGCTTTCTTTAGAGCTAACTTCAATTGGAACTCAGTAGCTGGGCCTTCTGAATCTATTATGATTTCTGATCATAGCATGAAAATACTCCAAGAACGATTTCCCACCATTATAATATGGCTAGACAACGATGATGCAGGTAAAAAAGCAACATCTAAATATTTAGAAAAATATCCTTTTCTCATTCCGGTAGACGTAGACAAGATGGAAGCTAAAGATCCAACAGATCTTTTCACTGACTACAAGAACCAGGGTAAAGAAGAGTATATACTTAATTTTATTAAAACAACTGTAATTGCAACATGGCAGAATTACACATAGATCAGGATGAAAGACCTGGTATACTAAAAGAGATCGATGAAGGTGCAAAAGACCTCATCTTTCAAGCAATGCAAGAGGACATTTATTCTTATCCAATCCGAAGTTTTGTAAGAGAAACTATTTCTAACTGTATAGATTCAAACAGAGAGAAAGAGATTGCAAAAGATATTATATTGTCTGGAGCCCCTGAGAGCGACCACTTTCTACAAAGAGAAGACGACGGTAAATTACTGAAAGATTCATCTTTTGATAGAGAGTACTATAACCCTAATTATCTGAGTGAGAGCAACTCTATCTATGTTACTTATGAAGATAAGGATGATGGTAGAGATTTGTTTACTATCACAGATAATGGTGTAGGATTAGGAGGAGAACGATTAAGAGGTTACTTCAGACTTGGTTACAGTTCTAAGAGAAATCTTAAGAACTTGATAGGTAAGTTTGGTGTTGGCGCCAAATCAGGTCTTGCTACAGGTGTAGATTACTACACTATGCAAACAAGATACAATGGCTTCCAAACTACTTTCATGATCTTTAAACACGATTATGAATCAGTAACACAGAAGAACCCTAACGGCTATACAGAGAAATGGAAGGTCAAACTATCTGATGGTACAGAAAGCGTCAGAGAAGTTCACTGGGAGCCTACAACACTAAATAATGGTGTTACTTTATCCATAGAAGCTAAAAAGCACAACAAGAAGAAGTACATAGATGCTATTTACAAGCAATTCTCTGCATTTAACAACTTGATAGACTTTAGCTACACTGAATATGGCAACCAAAGAGGAGGTTTGATCGATAACCAGAACCTGTATGAGGATAATGATGTCATCATACAGAGAAATTCTGAGTATTCTAAGCCTTATATCGTTGTTGACGGTATTAATTATGGACTTATTAGTTGGAATGAACTAGAACTGGAAGGTAGAAACGGTGCCCTGGGTATTAAAGTTAAAGCTACTGATGTAGACATTAACCAATCAAGGGAATCTTTGAAGTGGACTGATAAGACCAAGACAACCATCTTAGATGCTATTGAGAAGACTAAGTTATCAGCACATAAGTTCTTGACTGCAGCAGGTAAAACTGCAGAGTCTTCTAAGGATCTTATAACTGTTGCAACTGACTATAAAAGCAAGATGGACAGCAAGTACAGTATTATGTCACCTTTAGGTGCTTTTACTAGCTTCTTGAATTCTGCAGAGATCAAGTCTAAGACTACTGTAGTAATGCCTCATGGACAAGTTATAGCTATAGAATTCAATTCTATCAGCAGTTACTTCGAAACCTTAGATAGAGCTAGAGTACAAGTTGTATCTTATGTTCAGAACAGTAGAACATCTTATGTAAGTAAAACTTCAATATCTAGGTTTGAGGAATTTGGCGGTATGAAAGTTGTTATAGCTGATGAGACGCCTCTTACTAAGAGAAAAGTAAGATACTTGTATGAAACCTACAAGCTGAAGACTTTTATCTATGTAAGATTGTCCACTATATCTAGATGGGCTGTAGATCACCCGGAAGATGCAGAACCATGGTATGACTACTTTGACTCAGTAGCAAACTTTAATGTGGATGACGCTGAATTTGGTAACTTAGGAACTGACGCAGATGATATAGAAGATGAGCAAGAAGTTACTGAAAATGATGTTTACAATGATGCGCAGGAAGCTGCTCGTTTACGTAAACAGAATAAGCTTATTTATCCTAAAGTTTACAGTAAGTCATACGCAGAAGGATACATTAGTAATAGCTCTGTTGTTAAAGTTACTAATCCTACTATAACTAGATGGGAAATTCCTGTGTCTGGCCTAGAAGATAAGTACATAACCTATTCTGTCTCCGGAGTTAATACTGAAAGACCTATCATTATGTTTGACTCTTCTAACCAAATGCTTTCACGAGTTCTTAGGGAAATTAGAGCTGGATTTGGTCTTAGGACAAATTTTGATACCTTAATGGTAGCCAGTAAATCAGATTACAACTCTATATTAGAGGCAGACCTTGATATAATAAGAGAGTACAAATCCTATCTATTTAACGTAGATAATGGAGTACTTACTGTTTGTCCTGAGTTTAGGATACTAGCTACTTTTTACAAGGTAGCCAAGAACTTTAAAACTTTAGACTACACTATTAAGCTTAAGAACCTAATAAGAACTAAAGTACTTAAACAAGATACTTTAAACTTTCTAGCTAATTTCCTATTACCGAATGAAGCTACATGCCTTACTTGGGTTCAAAAAGATAATAGTCCTGATGTTCGTGATATCATGACTATGAAGGAATTCATAGGAAGACTATTCTGGGGCAGTGGAGATGCTTTCCATGAAGCTCTAGAATTTGTTATGGATATGACAGATATTATGTGTGAGGCGCAAGATCTTATCAAAGCAAACGACTTTGAAGCTGCTAATGAATTACTAAAACAATTCAATATTAGTGGAATAACTCAAATTGTAGCTTATGATCAAGATGTTACAGATGACACAGCTAAGTGGGCAGACCACGTAAACAAAAACAAAAGCGCTATGGAGGTGCTGTACAAAGGTATGACAGATTACTCTATATATAGTGACTCAGTTACAGAATCAATTAACAAACTATCAAATTTATTATTATGCTAATTAAAAGAAGAGTACAAGACAGAATCGTAGGAGTTATTAATGGTACACCATTTAATACACCTTATTCTGAGGAAAATTCAAAGGAATTAACAGCAATTGATGCTGATTTTTCTAAAGAGAAATTAGAAGAGTTTTTAGTGAAAGCTAATAAAGTCTACAACGCTACTAAGCTTAACTTTCTGGAGTACAACCCAGTTAGTAAAGGATACAGAGTTACGGGTACAGAGATCACTTTATCTGAAGAAATGGGTAAAGCTTTAGAAGAACTTATAGATGATGGTACCGATACTGCACCTATGGAGAAGTTCTGGATAAGAGTTATATCTAATCCTAGAGTTAATGCAGAGATGATAGATTATTTCTACACTTACATCACAAATACTTGGGTAGATATGGAGTCTGCAAACAAGTTGATGGATGAGGGCTTTACGAGTGACGAAGCTCGTAATATGTCTACTTTCCAAGACATCTCTATTACTCAAGAGGGTCTTCTAGCTACTTACAAAGTAGTGGATTTAGTTGATTGGAAGTATGAGATCATAGAGGACGAGGAGAACCCAGGTAATTACATCAAGGTTAAGAATCCTAAGTATGCTACTCTACCTGGAGCTGTAGATGAGGTTACTGGAGAGGTTCTTGTAGAAGATGCTTTAGATTTACCTAAAGTATCAGAAGAACTAGTATTCACTCCTGCTATATGTAGAAATGGTGACCTATTCTTTTCAGGTAGTAAACTAGGCTATACTTATAGAGTTGGTGAGGTTCAGTACTTACCTGAAAAAGCTTTACGTAACCTAAACAACACCTTTGGTGGTGGTGGTCTTTACATAGGTGGATTGCAATACATTGAGAGTTACAGAAGGGACAATAACAACACTTTATTGTGTTTTGTGAATCCTTCTGATGTACTATCTTTCCAAGACCAGGGTAGTGCGCTAAGAACTGATGCATTATTCCCTTATGCAATTGCTGATATCGATGATGTTAAGAATTCTGGTACTTACCATAGTTCTGATTATGTAGCTTCATCTGAAGATCGTATCGAGTCTATCATCAAGAAATTAGGAGATAGCAACTATACTAAAGTTCAAGATGCTATTAATGAATCTCATGAGCGTATAACTAGAGCTAATTCTGACAGTTAATGGTAGGTATTTTAGATTTAGACCCTATAGTTCATATTGTAGCGAATGTACAGTATGCAAAAGGGAATAGAGATGATGAACAGGGCGTGAGAAATCACGTCCGTTCATTTCTATTACAGGTACAAGCATCTTCAAAATGCACTGAATTCCTTATGTTCTACCAAGGAAAAGGATTTGACAACTTTAGGAACGTAATACTTCCTGAGTACAAGAGTCATAGAACTCCTTCAGATGGTATACTCATGTGGAAGCCAGCAATTATGGAAGAACTTAAAGAACTAGGATGTATACCACTTAAGTACATAGAATCAGATGATGCTATGGCCTTATGTGCTACAAGGTACGATCTAGATGAGTTCTTATTAGTGACTGGAGACAAAGATGCTGATCAGGTTCAAGGAATGCACTACAACCCATTTAAAGGAGGCTGGAACCAAGAACAGAGATGGAATCATGTGACAGAAGATGATGCAAATCTTTTCTTGTATTGTCAACTTATAGCAGGTGATCCTACCGATATTCCGGGAGAATTCGCAGGTATACCGGGCATGGGTATGAAGAAAGCTCTTAAGTATTTGAATAACTATAGACCTGAAGACTACAAGAAAGCAGTAAGTAAACTATATTTGTCTAAGTTTCCTAAAGAGGAGGCTATCAATAAGTTTACCACTACTTACAGAATGGTCAAGATGCTATCTCCTGATGAGGTAAGTAAATTTGGTGCTGATGTAGAATCAGAATGCAATAAAGTGTTAACTTTAAAGCCAACAAAATATGCTAACCAATCCGAAGACCTATTCAATGACCTTTTTGATTCCTGATAAAGACACACTAGTTACTTATTACATGTTACCATTACTGGGCCTTAATAAGAAGTCCTTTTACAATTGTTTTGCCGGTTCTTATATCGATAAGAAAGGAGAACTTATCTATGTAAAACTTATTAAAAGACCTCTTTCAATAGCCTACAAGAGTAACGAGAACTATGTAACTGAAGCTAAGATAAAAGACTCTGTACATCTTATCTTTCGTGTCCCATATCATTTCACCCCTGACACTAAATTATTTATACAAGGCAAGTACTCTAGAATGAGTAAAGAAGCTAAAAAATGCATCTATAATTATTCCGGACTGCCTTATAACCAAACCATGGATAGCTTCAAGGTATCTCACCCAGCTTTACAAGCTCTCACAAGAACTAAAAAGCTTAGGGAGTACATAACAGACTTCTTAGACTATCAAGTCAATGAGAATGACGAGCTAATGGACATACCTGATGAATCCTGGTTTATAGAACACTACTATGTTTAAAGATTTCAAACCTAATTTATTTCCCAATAACAGTAAAAGTAACCCACCAGATTGGGAAGTGCGTTTAGCATTTCCTGATGACTGGTTGTACTCTTTAAAATTAGATGGGATGAGAGTAGAACTATACCGAGGTGTAGCATACTCTAGAACCAAGAAAGTGATCAAGAACGTTGAGATCCAAAGAATGGCTAAAGAATTCTACGATAAGACCATGCATGCTGGTATTATTGAGGGAGAGTTCTATGCACATGGAGTGGGTTTCTCTGAACTTTCTCACTTTTTCAAGAAGGAGAACGTACTAGATCCTAAGTATAAAAAGACTATGGAGAAGAAGTATGGTACGGCTGCATGGCCTTACCCAGGCAGAAGTGTTGAGTGGGCAACTACTTGGCATGCTGATCTGAAATTCCACTTGTTTGACTGGTACTCAGAAGGAGCTCTAGGGTTTTCAAAAACCGATCGACTAGAGATGCTAGAGATTATGGTAGAAAAGATAGATGTAGACCACATAGTTGAGATTATACCTCATCATGGGTTCACTCATATCGATGAATTCTACCAAGCTTATGATCAAGCTTTGATAGACGGTTATGAAGGACTGATGCTAGTAAAGAAAGACGCGCCGTACAAATGTGGTAGGTATACTGAGAACCAAGCTCTAGGATTTAAGGCCAAAGAAGACATGGTTGCTTACAAAGGTACAGTTATTGAAGTTGTAGAAGGCACAATTGCTGACCCAAATGTAGCTAAGACCATTGATTCTATGGGTTCTAGTAGAACATCTAAGAAGAAAGGAGACAGATTACCTAGTGGTAAAGCTGACTCTTTAAGAGTTCAACTACCTTCTGGTTTAATGTGTAAAGTTCAGATAAATGGATTCGATACTAATGACAGGATAGCTTTACTTAACTCCCCAAAAGATCTCCTGTATAAGAATATCGTGTTTTTAGGTATGAAACCTACTAAAGAAGGAGGTGCACCTAGGAATGGAGTTTATACTAAGCAGAAAAATTTGTAACTTAGTAGCCGGTTAATAATTGGCACTTGTTATAATTACAGTGATTGATGATTTAAGGGGGGCTATGCTCCCCTTTTTTAATTATACTATATGGAAGATAGAGAACACCCCAACCCTAGACTCAGAGGTAAATTCTGGGAGAAAAAAGTACACCCTATTTCAGGTTTTTATTTCAACTCTTACAGCGAAGATAGCGCAGCTCTTGCAGCTGCTGAAAGAAAGAAAGAGAGACTTGCCCAGGGTAAATTCAAATAAACCAATATGTCCAACACCACTACGGAATTCTTCCCTTTGTTCTTATTGGACGGAGGAGAATGGAAAGAAATAGGGGAGGAAAAACGCCCCAAGAACTTAAGAGACCACCACGAGATTAAACTTTATGATGACAACATGAAGTTTAAAGGGATGGGATACTATAGGAAAGAAGACCGACCCTATGGTAACACGGTAGACCAGGTCATAGATACCTTACGAAAATTTAAAAAAGACAAACGATGAAATTAAAAGACCCTATAACTCACGAAGCTCTGTTGCTTTTAGGATACACTCAACATGCAATTTGCAAATACTATTGTGCACCTTCTCCTGCTCATGGAGGTACTTACCGACTAGAGTTGCGAGCAACATCTTTCATAGATAGAGAACCTGTAAAAGGATCAGAAAAATGGAGAGCGTATTTGCCTTATGAAGACTGTCCAACTATAAGAGGACTTGAAAATTTAGGAGAACTAAAGGACTTTCATAGAGGAATGTGTGGAGGAATTCTAGCTATCAACTAAACCCAAATAATCATGCAAGCAAAAGATTCAACAGCAACTCATTTTAGAGCTGGTAGAAGAGCCAGAACAGATGGATGGGCTATAACTCTATATAGATTTAGAGGAAAAGATACGTATGGCCAAACTGAGTGCAAATGTACTCCAGAACTCAATGCCAGGAACTCTATATGTCACTTCTGTGTATGTGAAAGAGCAGGAGTAAGACCCCAGTATTTAGGGCCTCTGGGATGGAGCTTCCATTCTCAGACAAAAGACAGTGATGTTCTCCCAAAGTTACATCCAATAGAAAAACTAGAGGAAATGACAGGAGATAACCTGGAGAAAGAAATATGGCAAGAAGGTAATCTTTACGCCGGGTAGATAAACGGAAGAAAGGAACTTAAGAACATAGGTAGAGTTCTAATTAATGTAATTCATATTTTATTCTAGAGTAAGATATGATATAGTTTAAACGGCACGTTATAATTCTAATGACTACGATTACGATTATATGTAAGTTGAGAATTTTTAGACTAAACACATTATAGAGTAAAAGGGGGTTCGACTCCCCCACTTCCACAAATTATTAACCAAAAACAAATAAGATGAGCAACAAAATTACAACAGAGATCAGATACTCTAACATGAGTTTCAAATTGATTACAGTAGTCAATGGATTAAGAGTGTTTACTAACGTAGATTATGGTGATTATTGTATACTAGTAGATGATGAAGATGAGGTAGTTCTGGAGGTAACTGCAGAAACTGGGCAAGGTATACAACACTTAAAGATCTCTAAGGTAGGTAATGGCAACAATCAAAACTAGAAAAACTAAGACTCTAGTAACCAAACCTAATAACAACAGCGCAAATGCAATAGCTCCTAATGTTATACATGGTTGCTTTGGAGGATGCTTAAATACTTATTGCTATATGTCAAGATATAATGGCGATAGAGTATTCGTGAACAAGAACGTAGAAGATATCTTTGACTCTGTAGTAGAGTGGGCTAGAACCTACGAGAAGAAACCTGATCAACAAGATCCGGTATACAAAATGGTAGATGTCGCATGTAATACTGACCTAGTTCTCATGCAAAAACATATGCCAGAGCCATTGGAGGACTATCTGAAGAGGTACGACGATCACCCGGAAGTAAACTCTACAATGGCCACTAAATACCCTAAACTCCTTACTCTAGATGTAAATCATTTTAACAAGCCTCCTAGAGTAAGGATCTCATTAATGCCTCAAGTTTATTCTGATGTTCTAGAACCTAAGATGGAACTTATAACAAGCCGTCTTTCTCATATAACTAGACTTAAAGAATTAGGTTGGCAGGTACACCTTAACTTTTCCCCTATAATATTTTACCCTGGTTGGGAGGATCACTACGAAGAGCTATTTAAGATGGCAGCAGAAGTAGATCCTAATATACCTTGTGAGATGATAGCTCTTACTAATCATGAGAGACAGATGATGAAAGCATCAGTAAAAGCTAGAGAGGTCATGAAGTATAGCAACCAAGTGAAAAATAACAGTGGTGTTATGAGGTATCCAATACAATACAAAAGAGGATTAATGCGTACATTAGTAAATATTTACTGTAAATACTTTGATGAGAAATTGATCAGGTATAAATTCTAACCCAAAATTAACTATGGAGATACTAGACAACCCTACACAAGAACAAATTTTTGACCTTTGGACAGAAGAACTTATAAAAGAAGGTTACATCGATGTTGTATACAAGCAAGGAGATTTCAATCCTTTTGTTCTTAGTAACGGATTACACAGAACAATAAGTAATCCTTACACAGTATACAAAGGAACTAAGAGAGAAGAGCAGAGAATTAAGACATCTAAAGAGGTTATTTTTAATGGACTAACATATTCCCCTGATAGGTTAATAGTGTGGAACAATAAAGCTATTGGAATATTTTGTAGTCTGATGAAAGAACCTAAAGATACTTACTTCTACTGTCAACACTCGGATTTCTACGATGGGTATGTTACTTATGTAGATGTCAAGGCTCCTCCGGGTTACGGTAAACTGCATGCTTCAGATGAAGGATTCAGGTACGCGCAGAAGTGGGTCTGGGAGAAGTTCGATGTTTTGGTAAACAAATGCGTCCTTCTTCCATCCAGTTCTAAGAAAAGAGTTACAGCTGGTATGTTTTTATTTATAGAAACTTTTCTGCCTGAGCGCATGTTCTTTACGGATAAGACATTTAAACCTCGTACTATAAATCACAATGTAAGAACAATAAATAAATTCTTATCTTTAAAGAGCTAAAACTATTTTGACTATGAACTCTCAAGACTCTATCTTATCTACACTAGACTGGGCTCAGGATCCTATGTTATCCTGTGCAGGTCAGCCTGTTATAACTAGTGCTAACTTTTTATCTCTGGCTGAATCTTTGCAAGAGTTCGACGAAATAAATGCTCCTGTAGAGACGATAGTCTCTTTATTTTTTGAAGAATCTAAAAAATATGCAGTTTGTGGAGCAGGACCTGGTGTAAACGGTAGATTTGCAGTTCTTAGAAAAAATCCTTCCATAGGCTGGCAGTACTTAATAACTCTAATAGAAGAGGTTAAGTTAGAAGTTGAGGAAGAACAAGTAATTCCAGACAGATTTGTCATGGATAACTATCCACATGACACTAAAGAGCAAGTTCTAGGTGTATTCCCTAATGTCACTATGTACGTTAAGGACCTAGTAAGTATACCACAGATTAATGATGTGCTATTTACTGATGTATACACTGAGAACCTGTTCCAAGGTGGCTCGAAGTTTTATGGATTTGATGAGTACACTTGGTTACAGATTAATGATCAAGGAGTAATAATAGATAAAGGCCAGATAGCAGCCAATTACTCTTTCGTAATGGAAGTGGATATACCTTCAGATAATTTTGAGTTTGTCCTTACTAACAGCATTGGGTCTAACCATCCTCTAGAATTTGGTAACAATGCAGTAGCGGATTGGGGGGATGGTACTACAGATACTCTTAACGATTCCAACTATGCACCTGGTTTAAGCTTTACAAAGACCTATGCTACAGCAGGTTCTTACCAAGTTACTTTCACAGGAAGACTTAACCAAGTAGGGTTTAATCAAAGTCCTACTAACGATACAGTAAAAAGAATAACTCAGTGGGGAGATCTAGGTAACATCTTTTACGATTTTTACCAATGTCACTACATAGAATCTATACCCGATGGAGCAATAACAGGTCTATTAAACTCTAAAAGAGGTACTAAGTTTAACGGGGAAAAAGATTATACTTACGATAAAACAAGATACCTATTTAATTGGAGAGATGCTTACTCTTTAGAGGCTCTTCCTACAGGATTTACTGAGTTTATAAAATATGAAGATACAGGTTTATCTATATTTTACTCATTAAATGGAGTTAGGTCTATAGAAGCTATACCGGATGACTGGTTGGATGGTGTAAGAGCAGTATCAGTAAATTCATTTTTAGATGAGGCTTGGAGAGTTAAATACATTTCACCTAATCTTTTAAATAATGCTCATTCTATTACCGGTAAATGGGGAACTTACTCTTTAAATGCTCTTGGAAGGGATTATAGAACTTACGATGATATCACTTTAGAAATAGATGATCAGTTCTTTAGTAAGGTAGAGTTTGAGCCAGGTAGAGGAGACTTGTTCTCTCAATGGAATATAGCAGAAATACCTAGAGACATTTTACAAAACTCTCTAAGTAGTCCACAGAACGGAGGAACAGGTAAAATAGATATTGAGAGATTTTGTTGTGAGGCTATAAAAATTACAGATATACCCGATGGTATTTTTGAAGGGTTTCAGATACAGTCAAGAGGACTGCAAGCTTTTAGAGGTACAAAGATAACCAAGCTAAAAACATCTTGGTTTGGAGGTACTAAACAAACTAATGAGATAGATCTAGGGGATTTGGCTAGAGATACCTTAGTATCAGAAGTAGATATTGATTTCTTTAATGGATATTTCCCAAATGTAACTAGTCTTGCAACTGCTTTATACAACACTCCTATTACTGAGATACAAGACACTCTCTTTAGAGATTTGCCTAAATTAAAGAGAGTTGATTTCTTACTTAATAGAACTTCTATACAAACAGTTCCTGTAGATTTTCTCAAAGAAAGTGTCTTAATGGAGAATATATCTTACTTATTTAGTACTACTCCAATAACAGAAGTTCCTGCAAATATATTTAAAGACTTCAGTAAAGTAACGAAAGCAGAAGGAGTTTTTAGTAATTCTGATATTATTACTATTCCAGAGGATTTGTTTTATGATATGCCTCTTGTAGACTCATTTTACAGGCTTTTCTATAGGTGTAAACAGATAGAGTATGCAGGAGAAATATTTAAGAATAGCGTTAATGTAACTAAAATGAATTCTGCATTTCAAGAAGCTACAATCAATACTGTTCCTAGCACTCTTTTGGAGAACTGTACTGAGCTAGTTGATATTACTATGTTGTTTAGAGGAGCTAATAGGTTAGTAAACGGTATAGACGAAGATTTCTTGATAAACAATACAAAAATAAATAGTTTATTCTACTCTTTTGAGAACAGTAAATGTACTGTTTTACCTTCTATAAATCATCTGTCTGAATTGACAACTATGGAGAGGGCTTTCTGGAGGTATGGTGGTTTGAGTATACCTAAAGATTATCTAGATGGTATGAACTCCCTAGAGAATGTTAAATACGCATGGAGTGATATCCCAACAATAGAGGGTGTTATACCTAGGTTCTGGAGAGATTTAACTCTTAATCTAACAAATACAGAGGGAGCTTTTTCAGGTACTAATAATGCTATAAACTGGCCTGAAGTACCACTGGACTGGGGAGGGGAGTTTGGAGTTGATCTTATAGGGTTCTACATAGATCAGACTAGAAACGACTCTAATTATATACCTAATCCTAATCCTATATCGTGGCTAGCTCATGACGGAGAACAGGATGAACCTTTGATAGGAGATGTGATCTTCACTAATTACTTTGACTCAGTTACCTTTGATGGTGATAATGGGTTCTTTGCCATTAGTAATGGAGAATGTATACAGATAGATCCTAACGGAGTAGTTATAGATAAAGTGGTGTATGTTACTCCATTCTACTACTTAGACAATGGTATTACTTTGGCGGCCATAGACCAGGCTTCTGGTGGAGATACTGGAATGTTCGACGGTAAGATGAGGATAGTAGCTAGTAATGGATATGGGTTTGGAGATCCTTACTCATTGTTCTCTTTACTAGTAGGAGGAGAGTATACATTTGATCAGATAGTAACAACTAAAGTAATCGATGGATTCTTTAGTGCTTTTGGTCCTATACCAAGTTTTTACCCATTCGGATTTGAAATTACCGGACTGGAGAACTGGGACGTTAGACAAGTTAAGAACTCTCCACTAGGGATGATGAGCATGTTCTCTAATGCAAACCTTAATTCAGATCTAAGTGCATGGGATGTTAAAGGTGTTCAGACTATTTTCAACGCATTCTTTAATGTGAACTTTATAACGGATCCTAAGATAGGTTCTTGGGACGTTAGTGAGACTCCAAACATAGCAGGTGCTTTCTACAATTCCAACTACAGATTTACTGACATAGCTAATTGGAGACCTTTAGCTGCTACAGACATGTCAGTTATGTTCTTATTAGCTACAGAATTTAATGCTGACTTACGTGGATGGGAGCTACCTAGTATGCTAAATAGTGGTGGATACCATAGTGGAGCCTATGCATGGAATCCTGAATACTTCACCCTTACTTTAGACGATTACGAAGAACCTGTAAATCCACCTGGAGTAGGATTTTACCTGGATGAAAATGGAGTGACTGTAAAAGCTTTTGCTGATACTCCTGTAGGACATACTGATGTATTCAATGGAACTACTATTACTCTAGCAGATAGAGACATGATCTATAATAATGGCGAGGGCCCTTCCGGGGATGCTTCTCAATACTGTACTACCGGTATAAAAGATTTTAGTTCTATTTTCTACAATAATGATGGGTTTGTAGATGACATATCAGCTTGGGATACCTCAGCTGCAGTTACATTCGAGGCTATGTTCCAAGGAGCAAGTTCTTTTAATGGTGATTTATCCTATTGGGATACTTCAAACTGTACAGATTTCTACGCCATGTTTAACCAGGCTACAGCTTTTAATACAGACATTAAGAACTGGGATGTATCAAATGCAGTTCAGATGAGTTACATGTTCCAGTTTGCTGCATCATTTAACCAGAACTTGTCATGCTGGGCTATCGACCCATCTATACCTATGGTAAATTATGACAACGGTGCAGATAGCTGGTATGGGTATTGGAAAGTACAGTCTACTTGTATTATAGATAGGTTCTACTATGACGAGAACGGTGTAACAATAAAGGCTTACGAAAATACTCCTGTTGGAACTACGGCTATACTTGATGGAGTATACTATACTTTAGTAGATAGAGCAGGTTTAGATACAGCTATAGCTAATAAGCAAGATTTGTCTAAGCTGGTTATAACCGGAATAGATTCTCTTGAAAATCTTTTCCCAAACAATAATGAGTACTCTGAAGCTATAGATCTTAGCTCTTGGGACACTTCAAGTGTTACCAATCTAAAGTTTACCTTCTTCTTTTTTACGTTCCTTGGAGATCCAGGATTAGAGTATTGGGATGTGTCTAATGTAACCCATTTTACATCTTGTTTCGCTATGGGTAATTATAACTGGGACATAACTAATTGGGATGTAGGCCAAGGATCTGACTTCAGCTCTATGTTCCAAGGCAACTCTGTGTTCAATCAGCCTATAGGAGATTGGAATATGAGTAATGCTACTTTGACTTTTATGATGTTCTGGCAAGCCAGTACTTTTGACCAATACCTTAATGATTGGAATGTGTCTAAAGTTGAGAACATGGCTAGTATGTTTAATGATTGTCCGTTCAGTGGAGATCTCAATAACTGGGATACTTCTAATGTGTGGAATTTTGCTAAGTGCTTTGGTGGATTATTTGCACCTGTACACGGTAATGTAGGAGATATTAGCAACTGGAATTTTACAGGCGCAAATGGTAACCTGGGGATGTTCGATAATGGATCTCAATTTAACCAGAGTATAGACGGATGGAACTTGACAGGACTAACTAGTCTCAGAGGACTTTTATCCGGATGTTCTAACTTTGACCAGCCAATAAACATAAGCGTTGAAGGTGTTACTGACCTTGCATACTTCTTCTTTAATTGTAGTTCTTTCAACCATCCTTTAGATGATTGGGATGTATCTAGTAACCAAGATTATTTGAACATGTTCAGAGGAGCTACGGTTTTTAATCAAGATTTATCTTGTTGGCCATCTGATCCAAATGCTAGCTACATTACCTACGATCAAGATACTCCAGCATGGATAGAAGCTTACAAAATATTATCTCCTTGTAGTAAAGAGGTATTCGATTATAATCTAGACTTTAACTTATAAATAAATTCAAATGGCTAAAATTAATTACGGAGACAAGACAGGTTCGCAGATACCTGGAGATGACTCAACCAAGTGGAAAGCTGAAGATGCCAATCAGGTTAAGCAAATTGTAAATGATCATGATGACTCCATTATACAGAATGCTGAGGGCGTAGCTGCAAATGCAAATGCTATAACCGCTGTTGACAGTAAAGCTAATAGTAATACTAATTCTATAGACACCACAAAACAAGAAGTAGAAACTAACACTGCGTTAATTACTCAAACTCAGGCTGCTTTAGATTTAATTACTTATGGAGTAAACGTCAGAAGCTTTGGTGCTGCAGGAGATGGTAAAGCAGATGATACGTTGCCGATACAGAACGCTATTGAGAACGCTAGAGAAAACAACCTACCGGTTTACTTTCCTGCAGGATACTACAAAATTACAGACACACTTCCTTTCTATACAGGTATGAGATGGTTTGGAGATCAGATGCCTGATCAACAATATTTCGAAACAGAAATAGCATCTATTACTGATATAGGAAACGGAGTAATGGAGATTATAACTCCAGCACCTGCAGGCGAAAAGCTATTGCTAAATAGACCTGCTGATTTAATTAGAGTAGATAATACTGGAGAGTCTGACAATAGTGGAACATTTGAACTGGTAGAAGCTATTGATAACAATGATGGACTTAAAGTACTACGCTACAAGAACTCTAGTGGTGTAAATGAGTCTGCTCCAGATGGTGCTACAGTTGTAACAACTCCAACAGGAGGAGGATCGAATATAATTTTGTTTAGTCTAGAAGATGGTTCTCCTATAAACAATGTACAATTTATAGATTGTGATAATGTTAGAGCTGCCGTAATAGAAGATATGGGATTCCTCGGCCAGGGAATCGATCAAGTCTATGGAGGAGGTATTAGATTCAGAAGAATTAAGACTGCTGGAGGTAGATCTAGAGCTGTTTCTGGATACTCTTTTAAAAGGATCTTTATGAATAACATTCCTCAAGATGCCTTAAGGATTGAACAGCCTATTAACTCTGTCTTTGAGATGGTTATTATCAAAAAGGCAGTAGGAGATGGAATTAAATTTAAAGCTGGTTCAGCTGCAGGGGTAAACACCTCAACAAAAATTGATACCTGCTATATCCAGAACTGTAGATGTGCTATTTACATAGACACTATGGCCTATAATGTTATTACCAATACGGTAATTGAAGGATCTAAAATTGGAGTC